ATCCCATAACTGGAAAACAATAGCTGAATGCAGTTGCTCGGCACCTAACTTTTCCCACCAGTCGCGCCGGTAAATTTCCTTCGCTTCAGCCAGCGTCAGATTCTTAATATCGATATGCGGGTAAGTGTTTGCAGCGATACCATACTTAGTGCCCTTTAACTGGCCCTTGCCTACCATGCCACCAGTCCAGTTACCCGGGTCACTTCTCAGGTTAGTGTATCCAGCTTCATGCCCAATCAAACGCTCGAATGCCTGTTCAAAGGTAATCGTGTTATCAGGAAGTGATGCAAAGCCTAAAACGGTTGGTTCTGGGTTAAGCTCGGGCTGAGCTTTCTTGCGACCAATAATGGTGGCCAGTAAAACAAGGATGATAGATACAATGCTTTGATAGGTTGCTGGCAGCACATTTGCATTTGATACTTCCTGCAGAACCAATTGTAAGCAGGATAAAAAAAGCGCCATATAGGCACCATATTTTACTGAGTCAAATTTCCAGACACTTTCGTTTATTAACTTCATGGTTGGGGTCTCATATAATTGCGATCGTAAAATTTGTTACGTAGTTCTTCTATAGCTCTAGACATTTGATCTTGTTCTTTTTGAACAACAGCTAGAGCCTGTGTGTTTGATGCAGATTGAACGCTAGTGGCATCGGCTTTACTTGAGAGTGTTCCCCAGCCGCCCAGAAGAACACCCAATAAAATTGGGCCGCCTACATAAACGATCCTGCCAATTGTGTCGGTTTTGGTTTTAGATTCATTGAGCACTCGAATCTGTAAGTCGGTTTCCTTCCTACCTTCCTTTACTTCGTCAAAGACTGCCTTGAATCGTGAATCAGAATCTTCTCTGACGCGATTCAGTTCATCTTTGAAAGTAGCTTTCATTTGATCGAGATCAGCCTGGAGTCCTTCCCGAGTTTGCTGCACATCTTTTTCAATCTGTTTAGATGCTATTTCAATGCGATCTACTTTTTGCGGCATTTCAGCAAGCTTATCTAGCTTCTGCCCCATGTCAGTCATCTTGTCAGATAACATTAGAAATGAGGTCGCTGTTGCTGCAGGTGGATCAGATGAGTAGTTGTCAGGCATACACCCCCCTTATTTTTGGCAATAAAAAAGCACCCGGAGGTGCATTAAATAGCTTGAATACGTGCTGCATAGGCAGACCACTCTGGTGCAGTCTTGTATGCTGCTACGGATGCAGCAGGAACTTTAAATGCGCAAGATGACTTTATATTCTGAAAAGTATTGTACCTGATTGTAGGAGGGGTTATTGCATGCATAATTACTTGCTCTAACGATGTACAATTAAAAAAAGCATTAGATTCAATAAGTGTTACTTGTCCTTTAATTTCAAGGTTTTTCAAGTTAAGACAATTATAAAAAACTGACAGCGTGATAAAAGTAATTAAATTTGGGATAATGAGATTTTCCAAGCTCCGGCAGTCTCCAAACGCATACTGTCCCAGCTCTTGAACTGATTCTGGAATTATTAAACTTTTCAATGACCAACATTGATCAAAAGCATAATTATCAACCAGTATTAACCCTGATGGCAGGCTGAGTGATTCCATTGACAACCACTCTCGGAAAGCCGAAGATTGGATACTTGTTACTCCTGCTTGTATATTTAAACCTGTCGCGCACGCCCATATTGACTCAGCGTGTGCTGATCGAAAACTGTGTTGTGAAATAGCTCCGGATAGTCCTGCTAATGTTACTACACCAATGTTTTTAGGAAAATTATTCAAATTCCCTCCGAATTGAATTACACCGCCACCGTAGAGATCAGCAGGTGCATACAACTCAATTCTTTTTTCTGCATTATCTTTCTCAGCAGTGACTGTAATCTTTTCGCCACCTATATATGAAGATGAAAAAGGGACTGTAAAGTCCCCATTTGCGTCCGCAACTGTTGTGTAAGTTGTCATTAATCTTCTACCTCAATTGTAATTACTGATCCAGCCGGAGCCTTTCCTTTGATGCTCGAGCCATCAAATTTCATATTGGCTTTTAATGTTGTGTCTGCATCAACTGTAATATTTGCCAATGGCACTGTATTTCCTGAAACTTTCGAGCCATCTGTAGATGCTGTAAGAATTAAACTTGCCGCCTCTACAAAAAAAGAGTGTTCAAATTTCTGATAAGAGTCATATCCATCCCGAGTTGACCACAACTTCAGGGTATGGGGTTTGTTTGGAATCAGGATTGAAGTTGGTATAACTGCTAAATTGCCCACAAGATCTGTTTTAGCCTCAAGAATAGAATTTCCTGAAGATAGCTCATAAGAATAGGTTACCCCAGGCTCAACAGTTACTCCGGCATCATAGAATCCAAGGAGTTCTCCGCCAGTTTGCTGCAGTCGGTTCCGGTCAGCCCACGTTATGGTTAAATCTCGGGTAACAAGATGGGTTTCAGGAAAATATACTCCATTCAATTTCACATTGGCTGGTGGATAAGGTCGGATTGCGCGGGCCTGAATTTCAACTGGAATTGAACCTTTTTGCTCCAATACGCCGGATGGCGTAGTTGTGAGTGCAGATACCAAAACCTTCTCGCCCAAAACATACTCTGTTTCGTCAAACGGGATGTCATTGCCACAAAAATAGAGCTTTACATTAGAATCCCATAGCTGCGGCATGGTATCCAGAGCACCGCGCTTTACAGTTATAATTCCTGTGTATGCATCTATGCTCTGCAAAACCATAAATTCACTCGGCGCTCCGATCCAGTCGCTACCACACTTGATCAACGTTCCGCTTGGCAGATCAGTCAGATTCTTTCGATTCTTGACTGTAAAGCTCGTCGCTGTTTTTGAGATCATCTGATCAAGATCAGCAGTCGGCGAATAATCGATTGTTGCAGCGCGAGACCACTCTTCGCCTTCTGTTCCGCCATGAGTCATCATGATTGCATAGATCGAATTACTCTGCGGCTTCTCCGCAACAACGCCGACCATCCCAAAATTACTTTCATAAGCCAGTTCATCATCAACACGACGCTGCCCTAGTGCTTTTAAGACAAGATAATAAGGAAGTTCAAAAGGTTCATATTGACATGGCTGTGGTGGCAACGCGCCTTGATTTAAAGATTCGTCAGCTACAATGCTGGTGTTCATTTCACCGGAATAGGGTACTATCTCTTCAAAATCAATAGTTACGGTATTGTCAGTACCATTGCCTAAATTGATTTTCATGATACGTACTAAAATGGTGCCATTCCATTTTTTAGACCAAGGCAAGCGAATCAAGTCATAACGATTCCATTTACGTGCTTCACGCCAACCAGTTGTAAAACTGCCAGACCATGCTGGAGTCGAAAACTGTTTTAACTTCCAGTTCGCAACAATTTCAGCATTTCGCATATTCATGAAGTATGGAAAATCAACAGATTCAGCATTCACATGCCCCATCGTCAAAATTGAACCATTTTCGTAGACTGAAAAAGCAGAGTTCTTGATGCGCTTTCTATCGTAATAAGAGACATTCAGCTGATTAACAATGTCATCACTATTCATGATTTCAAGTGATAAGTTCTTAATCTTATTTTCTGTAATGTCATGAATTTCTTCTTCAGAAAACCAGTCATCACGGAATAGAACCATTTCATAAAGACCGGTCTGACGATTTACGCGAACGCCTGCTTCAGTGTGATAACAAAGCTCTTCAATCGCCTCAATGCATGATTTCTCATCGATTGCCCACGAGACACCTAAGCCCTCATCATAAATTCTATCTGCTGCTTTAATAAAATTCGCATCATTCACATCAGATTCAGGTTTACCCATAGCTGTATCATCAGTGAGAATTTCACGGATTTTGTGAATTGGATTAATATCAGGCGACTCCATATCTCTAGCCTCTAAAATATTAGCCAATTTAACTCTTGGTTCTATTACGCAGCCCGCAGAAAAAAACTGCCCCCCTGCTAAGACAAGACCTCCCGCAATTTCTGCTCTTGCCAAAACCCATCCGCTAAAAATGACCGTTATTATTACCTCCGTTTCTTTATATCCATTATCGTTTATATATGTTCTTCGCAACTCATTTGATGAAATAAGTTTGCTTGAATCCAGTTTAATAAAAATTTCTTCACAGATTGCAATAATCTTAAACTCGATCGAGAGAATAACTTTTGCTTCAAAATTATAATACGCAGCAACGGTTGCTCTAAAATCGTCCTTGTTTTCACTATTTGACGAAAATGACCCTCCAGCTATGCTTGTTAGGCCTGTATAGTTTCTGCCAATTATGACGGAGAAATCTCCCCAGTTATCAAGTACACCCTCTTCACCAGTAGAAACGATGTATTTGTGACTGAAATTGGAATTCACATTCTCACTGGAGATTAGTTTAATATTTTCAGTAGAAGATGCCCCAATCTCACAAACAACCGCCCCATCATCCCGAATTTCATACCACTGCCCGCGACCATCATTTCTAACACGCGTGCGCTTCACCCACAGTAGCATTTCTTTCATATAGCCAGAGTTGCCGAGGTAAAAGCCATGTGGTGATGTGCTTAAAGTTTGCCCCACATTCAAGCCACGGAATACCAAATAAGACTGATACGGATAACCGGAAACTAGCGGAAAATATTTTTGATACTCTGCATTAGGTTCCTGATCTGGATAGCCAAAATGAATATCAATGTTCCCGGAAACACCGCCCTCATCCTCACCGAATAAATTGCCCTCCAAAACTGGAAGTAAATTCGGGGGATGTTTCAATGGGTCATGCACTACCCACTTGCGATTATCAAAGTTAATCGCAATCAATTTCTCAATCCGGTTGCCAATAAACGCTGCAAATTTAGCGTAATAGCGGTAGCCGGTGACTTGCGATGTCTTACCCATCCCCAGAATACCACCACTTTTTTTCTTAATGGCTTGGGCATCTTTATCCCAAATATCCGTGATATTGGTATGCACATGCGGACTGCCGGCAAGGTCATAAAATGAAATACCCTCATCGGCGATGGTGCCGTCGAGCTGGTTTGGTTTTGGACGGTTTTTTTTCTGCATTTTTCGCATTTGCAGGAAGTTATAAACCCCTACCGCAGCACTAAAAGCAAGAAGGCCGATGAGCAGCCAGGCGACTGATTTGGTTTGCTCAATTTGAGATGCATCAAAACCAGCTAATATAATGTCAATATTCATCTTCAACCTACTTGATTAACTGTGTTTCTAATGGGTTCTCTGTCGGCATATTTGTATGACCGCCATATCTTTTATGGTTATGGAAATCTTCATCACAGGTCTTCAAAGACTGATCACAGCCCGGGGCCACTCGCACAACATCACCGACTTTTAGACCTACATGCTGCCGATAAAGACGAATGCTGCCGTTCGCGCTATTGCCAATGATGAAAGTGAATACCCCATCTTTTTTAAGCAATCCCCGGCTGAGCCAACCCGATTTATATGTCTTGATTTCCATGACCGGGTCGCCATTCATATAAGTTGGATTGCCCTGCTCATCCAGAACAGGTTGACCGTGCTCATCAAGCACTGGTATCTGCTCAAACACCGGATTACCTTGTGCATCAATGACCTGTGTTGGATTCACGGTATAAGTGACATCAAGACCATTGATTGCCGTTACGGTCACATCAAATGACCATTCATCAAAATCAAGGCCACAGTATTTGTCGTATATCTTGTTCGGACAGGTGCGCTGATACTTACGGGTCAGAATATTGCGACGCATAAAGCTTTCAGCAGTAGAGCATACAAGCGTCATGGTATTATCACGATCATCAAACTTTGGCTGGGTTACACGGCCTTTAAATAGCACCAGTGATTCCCCTTCATCCAGCTCGATCAGCGTGAAATACACTGATTCTAGATAAATCTTGTTTAAGAACACTTGACTGAAGTTATCATCAGCATCATTAAATAGTGGATATGGATGTGGAAAGTTCAGCTCGACTTCGCACTTGTCTATATCTGCATCTTCAATGTCGCCACGACTCAAACCACGCACCGGGTAATGGGTAATGTTGTTATGAATAATTGCTTTACGTGCACTGGTAAAAAACCACTGCTTGTCCCCGTGTTTGAATTGATAAAGTTCTGAGCGTGCCATTAGTGATCAATCTCCACAATTGGGACAGTAAGTCTTGATTTACCGGCACCTAAAAACTGAAACTCGATCCGGTCTGCATCCAGGCGATAAAGCCCTAGATAACAGATGGTTTTAATGTCGTCTCGATGTGTATTTATTGCTGGTGAAATCGTGAATGAACCGCCGGACCAGCTGGTAATCTCATGCGCTGACCAGGTGCCATTCTTGCGCTTAACTGCAATATGCTTACGCCCTGCTTCAGCGTTATATTGGGTATCGGTATATAGCGTTTCAGTGATATTACCCGTGTTCAGGATGCTCAAGTGTTGCTCATAAAGCGGCATCCAGAATGCGCGGTAACGCCCAGACCGCCGAAACAAGAATCGGCGATATTCGTTAAATTCAGGCCAGTTTTTTAATAGTGAAGTAAAAGGCTTTAGATACTTGGGTTTTGCATGATGTGTGTAAGATTGAAAACCACCCATGGCTCCATCAACAATGTTCTGATGCTGGGTCAGTGTCATTTCCAGTGAGTCACCATCCAGAAGTAATGGCTTCCAATACAGGTCGTTACCTTTGTATTGCTCTGGCACATCACCTTCATGCTCTGGCAAGTCTTCTGCCAGCACCCGAAAAACCACTGAAGTATTGGACCAGAAACCGCCAGTATTAATTGAAGCATCGCCATCGATAATGCAGATCCGCAGCGGCATGATCACTGCCTTGGTCGCTGTGATGTTTTCAGCCAGTCGAAAGCCGTCCTGGTACTCAGTGATTAATCCCTGAATCACCTCATCCGTTTCCGGGTCCCGGATTTCTTCTTGGATAATGATGTAGCGGCCACGACTAACAATCTCCACGACCTGACAACCTTCGCTACTCTCAATAAAAGCAAAACCGACTCTAAGGTCGGCTATGGTGTCTGCTGCATCGAGGATAACGTAGTCATCATCGGTAACATCTGGAATGCTTCGCTTCACCTGACGCAGCGGAATCCCCCACTGTTTACGCAGATTGGCGTAGAGCATATGAAACAGATCACCCATAGCTTTACGCATTTCCGTGTACTTGAAATTCAGGATTTGTCGTGGTGCATCGCGAAGCGGATAACGAATCTCGGAATCATCAAATGCTTCATGTACTTCAGTCATCCATTCCAGGCTTTCAGTTGATTCGAGTAGAGGGCAATTTGTTAATACGTGCACCTCGCCATATGATGTTTGTATTTTCATTTTGTCCTCAAATTAATAAAAATAAAGCCCACCGAAGTGAGCTTATGCTAATCCTAATTCGCGCCGGTTCTGCTTAAAGAACTTCACAAAGGCTTTCTTACCATCAGGACTATATAGATAATCACCAAGCTTTTCGCGCTCATCCACAATCACGAAATTTGGATTGAGATTAACGTTTGGCGAGTTGGCTGGATTAGAACTTTGCGCCTGCTGCACTCGATCAAGTGTTTTATCGAGTTTAGCTGAAGTATTTGATGTAACTACTCGTTCGCCTTTGTCTAAAAGATAAGTACCTTCACGCGGGACATACTCCAGACCATCATGCGCTTGACCGGAAAAATTAACGCTTTTAATTATAGCCGCCTGCGCTACCTGAGCTGCTGCTGCGGCCCCACCCATAACAGGCGCAATATACGGCCCTATGGATGGAATGCCTACAACTGCGTTATAAGCTTTGGAGTAAGCTTCAGGTGCTGCCATCAGAGCTTTAGCCACAGCAAAACCTTTCTCTAGAGCAAACATTGCGGCATATGCAGAAGATTGTTCTCCTAGTAAGCTACCAAACACGCTAGTCCAGGTGCCTAAGGTTTGTTGTGCAGAGTCCAGTCCAAGCTGAGCCTTAGCAATATAATAGTTTTGTTCAGACTCGAGCATCCGCTGTTGATATTCTTCTCTAGTGATCAACTCCCATTCAAGAGCCTCAGTGATTGCCTCTTCACGCCGAGAGCGGTCATCCTCAGCAGACATGTCAATGCCAATTGCATCACGATAATTACCCCATGCTGCGTAGCGGGAATCATCATTCTCACGATCCTGAGATCTATATGATGCGCCAATCAGAGCAACCTTATCTTCCTCAAGTAGCTCTTTATTAAGTCGAATCTGCTCACGTTCAAATTCATATCTGGCAGTCATGTTTTGCATATCTGTCAAATAATATGATTGTGCATCTTGAAGTCGCTGAGCTTGCTCAAGACGAAGCCATGCCATTTCCTGATCATGCTGCTCTTGAGCAGCTTTGTAGTATAAGCCCTTCAAGTTATTAGCAATGTCAGTTCGAGCTGCGATTTCTTTCTGCTGAAGTGCTAGAGAAAAGTTAAGCTTTTCTTCTTCATTTAAGCGGTGCTCAGAAATATCAAAGGCCATTTGTGCTTGCAATAAATCACGCTCAGTTTGATAGCGATTTTTTGAAGCATCTAGAAATCGTTTTTCCTGATCAGCAGGAAATCCAGCTTTTCTAACCTCTGCTATTTGTTTTTCATAATCTAACTGAAGCTTATATTCATTATCAGCAAAGGAATAAATTAGAGATTCACGAAGCTGCCTTTGTTCCTCTAACAATCTTTTTTGATCATTCAATTCCTTGTTATTTTTCTTTGTGGCCCTCCCAGCTTTGTTTTGTTTATCAACCCAATCTTGAGAGCCTTTTGCAGCCCCATCCATAGCTGTTTGCAGTTGGCCCATTTTAGCTGTGGCATTGCTAACAGCATCATCAAAAAGACCATTAATTGTCTTGGATGTTTGCTCAAATCCTGTCTGAAGATCTTCTCCAGCATGTGTTGCTACTGCACCAGCAGCTAATCCGATTGTTTTCCAACCAGGTTGAAATAAGGTTTTCCACCAACCTTGCCCACCAGTTATCACATCTCTTGACTGAGTGGCTGTTGCTGCAAGACCTGCAATAGAAACCGCCACAGCATTTATGGAGGCATATACTCCCATGGCAATTGCAGCTACACCTCGAAGGACATTGCCCATAACCTGACCGGTACTTGCAAGACCCTGTCCTTCAACATCAGCACTATTAAATGCATCAGCTATATCAACAAGAGCTGGTATAGTTCCTTGGAGAAGCTCATTTTTAAAACCTGTCATTTGCAGATCAAGCAAGTGAATCTGAGCCTTCATCTCCTTAGCTGAGCGTATTGCCTCATCATCCATAATAGCGCCAGCACGTTCAGCAGCATCAGCCCAGAGTTTGAAGCCTTCGCCACCATTCCGAAGGAGTGGGATTAGGGCTGTGGTATCACTCGCCATTGACTCCAAATAGAAAGACATTTGTTGCTGGGTAACTCCAGCTTCTTCCATCTTATCAACGTAGAGTTGTAGCGCTTGTGGACCTGAAAGACGTTGCATTTCCAGAGCTAATTTTCGCGCCCCTTCTGCTCCACCTTCGGTCTGAATAGCAATCTGTTCAAAAAAGTCTACAGCACCACCAGAACCTATTGTGACAAACTCCCCTAACTTTTCGTTGAAGTCTTTCATCTGGTCTGAGAGCTTTTCAGCACTAATTCCTACTGTTTCAGCGCCTACTGCCATCTTTTGAAATTCAGTGGTAGAAGCATTTGACAAAAATGCAAATCGCTCTACTTCAATTGCAGCTTGAGTATATTGAGTTGCCATTGCAAGCAAAGCACCGCCCGCTGTTGCGGCCATACCCGCTACAATTGGGCCATACTTACTTACTGAATCTCTCATCTTCGCAAAACTTGTTTGAGTTTGCTTTTCTGCCTCTTTAATTGGAGATATATAGCCACCGATCTTAGCGACCAGATCAAGTGTTAATGTTCCTAATTTTGCGCTCATATAAAACTCCAGGCAATAAAAAACCACCCGAAGGTGGCTTTGGCTTTCTCTTGATGCTAATGAGCCCAATTGAGACCAGTTACATCAAACTTAAATTGTCTCTTCCCGTCTTGAAAGAAGGGCGCTTCAATCATTAAGGTTTTGCTATTTTTTAACTGTGAAATAATTTTATTTTCAGTCCGGTCATGCATGACAAAAAGTACTTTTGTGTTTAAATTATCTGGGTCAATCATAGTTATTGATTGAACAGGACCGTCATCGAACTTGAACGCAACCTCACACCCTTGGATACCACAAAAAAATTGTCCTTTATCTATAATTAGCATCACATCTGTGCCAGTTTTATCTTTTCTAAGATTGATAGCCATAGATGCTCCACCTTGATGTGGAAACTCAAAATCAACCTTGTTGCTACTTACGGCATAGGCAGAATATTTCTTACTCCCTCGCATCTCATCTGTTTCTTCTTTATATATCCAGTTGCTATTCGGTGCTGTTGGGCTATCTTCTGCTGCAGATTCAGTAGTAAGCCTTTTTTTATGGTTTTGATTAATACATTGAACCATCGCAATGCCTGCTACTATAAGCACTAGCACAGCAAGCCATGTTGGAAGATTTTTTTTATTTTTTGCCCCGCAATTAGGACACGTTTCAGCATTTTTGCTAATTTGGTGTCCGCATTCCTTACATTTAATTAATGCCATATCCCACCCCTCCTTAATAGAGACAAGATACTAAGGATGATCCAAAAAAGAAACCTCCCGAAGGAGGCTTGCTTTTAGAAGTTGTATCGAAGGCCGGCTTTGTAGGTCATACCGTCATAATCACCTATGTAGTTTGAAACATAGTCATAATCAATTCCACCATTCCATGAACAGGTTCCAGATCCAGTGCTACCACTCCAAGAGCCATTGTTGCAGCGAGTTTCACCATTTTCGCTTACATCAATAGACCACTTATACCCAATACCTCCAAATAAAGAGAGATTTGGAGTTAGATTAAGTCCTGCCTCCAGTCCTACTGGAACTGCAAAGTAGATTGTTTCATCAAAGCCAGTGGCATCAAGTAGACCAATACCCACACCCAATGTTCCAATCGCATAAAAGCGCTGAGTGCTTAAGAAATTGTAGTGCCCACCAAATGAAAATTCATAGTAATCAGCATCAAAGTCACTATTACTCAAGAATTCAAGCTTAGTCCATAAGCCATTTTGCTGCGGTGTGCTGGATAATCCAATCGCAAAACCATCAAGGTCAGCATCAATATCATCAGAAAATTTTGCTTTATGGCTTAAATACTCAACCGATACAGATGCAGGTAAATGAGGAGCATTTGTATACATGGCTGTATTAGGCGCGCTATATGATGAGATAGGCATTGGTTCGTTCATCATCGGCGCTGGCTCTGCTCGCTGAACAGATAATTGCTGTTCTTGCCATACAGAAGCCATGGTAAATGTAGAAAGTGCCCCGGTTAATAATGTAGTTAAAATTCTTTTCATCTTATTTCCCCCCATTGGAGGGTGTAAGATACTTATTTTTTATTAGAAAATAAACAGTTTGCGAATTACGTACCATCCCCAAACTGCATCATAAACTGCTCTTCAAGCGAAAGTTCTGGAGCTAATTCCTCATGAGGCATAAAAATTCTAGCATCTTTAATTCTATCCTCCACCTTTAGCTTACCATTGACATATAAGGTATAAAGATTTCCAATAGCCTGCTCGATTCTCCTTCCAAAAAATAAAGAGCCATACTTTTTCCGGTAGGCTCTCCATCTTTGAAATTCAGCGAAACCTATGTTTCGTTTTGCTTCTTCAATTGTTCTTCCTCCGATTCCGTTGAGGACGAGCTCGCACCAGAATTCATTTTCTTCAAATGTTTCATCTGCTGCTTTCCCAAAAAATCATTAACTTCATCACTGGCTTCATACATCGCATGAAGAATTTGTGGAACTACAGGGCCAACATCTTTTAATGTTTCAAATAAAAGCTTTTTCGTGTCTGCGTTAAATATTGTTTGCTGAATCCGCGTTTTCACAATATCGGCTGTGCTAAGTTTGTCTGCTTTTTTTCCACTAAAAAGCTCCACACTTTCATCATAACTTAGCCGCTTCACAGCAATATCGGCAGTATAGTCCTCCCCATCGATA